CCCAGTAGCCCCAGTAGCCCCAGTAGCCCCACTAGGACCAGTAGGACCAGTAGGCCCAGTAGGTCCAGTAGTACCAGCAGCCCCACTAGGACCAGTAGGACCAGTAGGACCAGTAGGACCAGTAGGACCAGTAGGCCCAGTACAGCAAGGTCCAGTAGGACCAGTAGGACCAGTAGGACCAGTAGGACCAGTAGGCCCACGATCCCCACCTCCTCCTGTTGTGCCCGTTAGTCCACAAATGGGCGCACATAAGCATTCCCCTTCAGGAAGTTCTACAATAGTGCAAATTCCCGCTATAGAGGATAGAACTAGAGGGGGATAGCCTCCTGTACATGCAGTCGCCACAGATTACGCCTCCGTTTCATCAGTTTCAGCAGTGTCTACAGAATCCTCTTCTTCTTCAGCACTCATTCCTTTAAGAAGCTCTTCCATATCTTTTAAACCATCTAAAAACTCATCTTTAGTGAGGGGAGCGGGACTTTCTTCGGAAGAACCTTCTGGAGCCTCTTCTGGAGAACCTTCTGGAGGAGCTTCTGCGGCCTCTTCGGCCCCCTCTTTCATTTCTTTAGCTTTAGGGGTCTTCTTTTCTGCTGCTCTAACAGAATCGTCCTCTAAATCACAATCACTAGCGGGATGTTTCTCATCTTTTTCCGCACCAGCCTTACCTTGAGCTTGTTCGGGGCTTAAATTATCATCTTCTGCGTTAGGCTTAAAGGGATCCTCTTCATCCTTTTTCTTCTTTTTCTTCTTTTTCTTCTTATCTAAAAGAAGTTTTTCTTTTACCTTTTCTAAAAGTTCAGTAGCACTAACTTCTTCATCAAGAATGGTTTCAAAAGAAATTTCCTCAACTAAACTAAAGTCCTGGCAGAAATTATCATATTCACACGCTTCAAAGCATTCTTGAAGAACATCATTTACATCAATCACTTCCACCCCGTTTTTAGTTTTAAGTACTTTACTTAATTCAGAAAGGGTTTCTTTAACAACACTCCCCTTTGGAGCTAGTCTAGTGAGAGCTTCAAAAATAACCACTTGGGTATTAGCTAGACTGTTAAAAGTAGCACTATCCTTTAAATTTTGGACATTAATGCCATATTTTTCATTAAGGATACTAATAATGACCTGTTTAAGAGGTTTTTTCATTTCAAACAGTCTGGAAACATAACTCTTTAATTCCTTAGTAGAGATTGCACTATCATCTGTAAGACTAAAAGCGTTACTAATGCTTTCTAAAAGTTGTTTTTTGGTTGTAAGAGCTAAGAAGGGAACTTCAATTACAGCCTCTACCAAATTTTCAAGAACCCTTTCATCTGAATCCTCAAAAATTAAACCAGCAAGCTGTCTAATCCTGGGGTTGGTGGCCCATACATCTTCAAAATTCTTCTTAGATTCTAAAAGCTCTTTCTTCACTAGCTCTTGTTTACAGATTAATTCGTAAATAGATTTATTTAACCCCTTAGAGACTGTATAACTTTTGTCTTCTTCTAACTTGTCTGAAGAAAGTCTGGGGAAATTAAAGGCTTTTGAAACAGAGTTAGATAATTTAATAGCGTTTTCAATTTCCCGTACTTTTTGAATAGTTTCTTTTTCTTCTTTTAAGAAATCGGTTACTTGTGGCATAATTTCTAAAAATCGTTGAAATTGTTCAGTATTAACAATGTTATAGGACTCAGAGAATAGAGTGGACTTCTCCTCTAACCGCTTTTTAACACTTTCAAACTTAAGTCTATTCTCCCATAAAGAAAGAATCTCACTAAAGTTATTATCAGCATCTCCATAATTGTTAGAATTTAAATCCCCTACGAAGTTAGACACTTTATCCGTTACAAAATCATCAAAAACCTCATTATCTGTAAAGATAGAAGCCTCTTGTACCTGAATATTCTCTAAAGAAAGATCCTCAGTAATAGAGTAATCACCAGAGATCACTTTCCCAGTCTCTGAGAGGTAAGCGACCCTTTTTTCTTCGCTATCAATAGAAAATAGTTCGATATTCTCTCTTAAAGACCTTCCTAAGCAGTCTCCTAGCTTTAAAAGATTCGTAACCGTGGTGTTTCTATTTTCGAATAAGTGATTAAGCATTTCTAACTCCTTGTAATACGCTATTATAGCCTATGAATATATAGTAAAGTTGTTTATTCATTTTTTTAGGGATTTTCTACATTTCTAGAGATAATTCTATCTATAGAGGCGATCTTAGAACTCCCTTCTCCTGATTCAGTAAGAATCTTTCGTTTTAGCTTAGTAAGAGTCTTTACTAAGTCGTGATCAATAGATTCTTTTTTAGGTTTTTTCTTTTCTACTTCCATTTGACGCTCATGATCTGACTGGGCTGCGCCCTCGTCTCTAGCAGCATCAGCATCCTTGCCCTGTTGATCACGATCCATATCCTGGTCTTTCCCACCCTGAGCAACACCTTCTTGATCTTGCATTTGAGCAGCAGCCTGTTCTGCTTCCTTAGCAGCAGCTTCCTCCTGTTCCTCAGCCAATTCTTCTTTGGTATGTGCAATTTCCTGATCTGTCATATCGTAGAATTCTTTATAGATAGTTGAGGTTGGGAATAGTCCTAACCCAACTACAGCCTGAACCACTCGGGCTTTTTGCTCATCAATTTCCATTTTACGTTTTGTAAAGACATCACTAGGATCAGGAAGCTGAATTCTTACATTTTTGATAAGACTAGCGGGATAACCAACCAGTGCAAGATGCCGTCTAGCAATTTGCTCTAATCCAATTTCTATTTGCTGTTGAACTCTACCGATAACTCTAGAAAATTTAGCATCCAATTGGGACAAGTTTGCTTTTCGTTCTGGGGACTTATCTTTTTCTACAATGTAATCCTTAGGAATCTTGAGAGCAGCTAATAACTTATCACGGAAGTAACGCACATCTTCTACTTCTCCTAAGTTTTGTGCCCCAGGAAGAGTATCAATTTTAGTGCCCTGATTCCCTCTTGTTGGGACGAAGAAATCTTCGTCAGCACTTAAAGGATTGTAACGAGCATCAATGGTTCCCGTGTTAGAATCGTAATACTTTTCTTTCTTAAACTTTTCTTTAACCTTTTCAATGAACATCTCAGCTTTGGTGGCTGGCATATTAGCTACATCAATATAAAAAATGCGTCTTTCTGGAGCCCTAGCTAGACGATAAATAAGCATTGCATCTTCCATTAACTTTAGAGATCTAAAAACTCTAATAGCTAAACCAGCAATGGATTTCCCATAAGGATAATACCCAGGATCTGAAGTTCTTAATCTAAAATGAACAATCTGGTTTCTATCCAGGGTAAGGTACTTGGTTCCTACCATCATATCGGCAGCACTTCCATACGCAGCCCAGTCCTCTTTTTCAGGAATTTCCTGAAGGAAATCAGTGAGATACCCATATTCATTTTCAACTCTAATAATAAAATTAGGATTTAAAACTTTCATCCTCTGAAGTCCTATTCTAGGGTTATTAGTATCAATAATAGTTTCCATAAAACAGTCTCCATATTTGACAGTGTTACGGACAATATCCCAGTAGTCCCTCTCAAGATGAATTTTTCTAAACATCTTATTAACTTCATCTACTACTAATTGACTATCGCTTAAAATAGTCCACCTTTCATTTCTCAAGTTTTTTTGAGTAGAATCATCAGCATAAATATCAAACGCTGCTCCAATCTCAGGATAATCGTCCATCTCCTCAAATCGTTTATAGCGTTCTCTTCTATTCTTTTCAATTTCGGGGAGAATAAGAGCCGTTCTGCTCATAGTTCCCATAGCGGGAAGAGCTTCTGGGGTTACTACATCAAAGTTTTGAACGGTATCCCCAGCCAAAGAGGCTTGCGGGGTGGGACCATCATCTCCTTGTTTTGCCATATAAGGAGCCGCTTTAGTAGCGAAGAATCTAGCTAGGAACTGTCCTAATCGACCACTAGGGTAGAAATAAGGCCCAACCCTACTATCGGGTCCTCCTGATCCAAATTGGGTGTAACCAATTGAAGCCTCATCTAGCTTATCTTTATTTTTTATTTCATCAGCCATCTTAAATCTTCCTCTAGTTGTTTATCTACACCATCATAGACTACTGCTCTAAGGGGTTCTGGAACCTTACGCTCTGTTTCTTCATTTGTTTTCATCTCTAAGGGCATATTACCTGCTAAAGTATGTAGTAGAAATACCGTAATAGAGAGACTCATAATTAAATCATCATGTTTACCTTCATCAGCAGTAATTTTACCAGTATCGTCTACAATAAAGGTTAAAAGCTCTCCTACTGTCCTTTTGGAATTAATTTTAATTAAATTGTTACGAATATATTCTTCCATCCGAGCTAAAAGCTCTTCTCTATTCCTAGTTGTCACCTGTATTCCGAAATCATTTTTATCATCTATCCATAAGTTATCATACTCATGGATATTAAACATCCAATCAATAAGATTATTACCAATAGTGTTGCGTTCAATGATAACAGAAGCATTATTATATAGATTAGCTTCATTCGTTATAATTTGAGCAAGTTCATTAATTGGGGTTTTATTTGAATAAAATTCAGCAACCTGTTCCCCTGTATAACAGTTAAATATGTGAAAAGCTGAATAATCTCTATCCCTACCCAAGCTTACATCCACACCTATAGCATATTCATGCTCTGGCCTAGGCTCCTGCCATACCCGCATCTTATTGTTGTATTTAATCCAATAATCCGTATTAATCTCTTCCACCAGTCTGGTGAGAAGATACCCATCCACATAAGTATCACCCGTACCTAAGAACTCACACTCGTATTCTTGTAACCACTGTTTTAGGGGCATGTTTGCTTTGGTAGTCTTTTCCCAACTGTCAACATCTAACCCTTTCCCCTCCATCTCTTTATACAGTTCAGTAAATCCCTCTTGTCTTTTATACTCAGGATGGTCCTTCCATTCGATATCTATTCGATTAAAGGAATTAGTTCCTTCTAAGGCTCCATGATATACATCATAATACCAATTACCTACACCATTTACCGTTGATAGAACAAAGGCCCTACCTCCAGTAGAGATGATGGGGTAGACCGCAGCCCAGATGGTTTCAATATTATCAATAAAAGCTGCTTCATCAATAATAAGAAGAGATCCCGCTAAGGATCGTCCCGATTGCTTTCCAGATGGCCGCGATTTAATCGTAGATCCTGTAGAAAGTTTTAATGTGTGCTTATTATCTTCAACGATTTTCGGTCTAATAAAGGACGGTAACTCTTCATACATGATCTTAATTCTATCTAGAACCTCTGTAGATTCGGCATCACCTTTAGATAAAATTACTACTTGTTTATGCTTTTGAAAAACAATCATCCACAAAGAATAGGCTGCGGAAATAGTAGTACATCCCGCCTGACGAAACTTGCGTAGAATATTAAACCTGTGGTTTTTAACATTCTCTAAAATTTCTACTTGAAAAGGATATAATTTAAAGGGAACCAAACCCCGAACAGGGTGAGTTACTTTGACATAGTTAGAAATAAAGTATACAGGGTCCTCTCTGCATTTTTTAAACTCGTCAATTAGTGGGGATTTTTCCATAAACAAAGGGTTCTTTTACTATTATAGTGTATGAAAATCTTCTCAATTACTTGTACTAGGGATAACTCTCCAAATGCTGTATTGACAGGATTAACTACTATATTATCTAGCTTTGGAGTAGGTGTTAAAGTTTTAGTTAATCAAAATTCTATATTTGAAGCGTATGAGAAGGGTATCTCATTGTGTAATGCTTCTCCTGAGGATATTATTATACTCTGTCATGATGATCTACAAATTACTGGTTCTAAAGCAGAGTTTATTGCAGCCCTATCCAAATGTGTTGATAAAGAAACAGGGGTCGTAGGCCCAGCAGGGACTACCCTATTAGGACAAGATGCTATTTGGTGGAATCAAGAACGGTGGCAAGCGGGGTATCATAGAGGGGAGGTTAGGCATAGAAATGAAGTTAGTGGACACACACAAATACATAACACTTCTTATGGTCCCCACGGACAAGTAGTTGCTTTAGATGGATTATTTTTAGCTGCAAGAGCAGAGGTGTGGGAGGAGATAGGACTTAAAAAACCACAGCACTTTGAGGGACTGTGGGATTTCTACGATATTCATTATACAGTAACTGCACATAATAAAGGTTATAAAAACTACGCTGTTCCCCTAAATATTATACACCTCTCTAGAGGGGAGTTGGTGGGAAGAGACTCTTGGCATAAAAATCGAGAAGCTTTTATTTCTAATACGGAATTACCTTTATCATGTTAACTTGGATTTTAGTAAGTTTTGGAATTACTATTGCTGTTACTACAGCCGCTATCTTTATGCCTATTAGAGAAAGGGCAGCTATACTACATCCATTATTAGGAAAAGTAGTTAACTGCCCAATGTGTTTTAGTTTTTGGTCTGGTCTTTTTCTTAGTCTTTTTTGGAAAAGTATTACGGATAATTTTTTTCTAGATGGTTGCTTATCTATAGGAGGCTGTTGGCTTTTATACTGCATCTGTCTAAACAAGACACAAGACGAAAAAGCTTAGTCAGCACCCATTACTACAATGCGCTACTCTAGGTAGCATAAATTTAATATACATTAAAAACCTCCTTTTTTTGTGGTGAAATCAAAACTTTGATCGTATTTGATTTTTTTAGTAGTCTTAAGAAGTTTGAATAAGCGTTTCGCTAAATAGACTCCTGCTTTGTGATCACTAGGATAGTGTAATCCTGCCATAACGCGACCTTCTCCGCACTCTTCAGAAGCTTTTATTAAATTTCCTAAATGCTCAGGATATTTAGATCCATAAAATTCTGCTAGTAGTCTCGCCTGAGTAGAGTGCCCACTAGGATAAGACGGAGATCGTGCAGAGGTGCTTTTTAAGGGTTCGAATTGAATACCAAAATAAGGAGCCAATTGTGTGGGTCGGGGTCTATTAAAGCTATTTTTAAGATCTTTAATAATTATCGCAGACTCTGATACTATCTTATCAATTTCTTCCTGATTAAACGGGAGTCCAAAAATGGATAAGTATAGTTTAATAGCAAAAGCAGGATCTTTATCGTGTTTTTTAATCCCCTTAATCATACCCTCCCCCCGAAGGTAGGTTGCCCCCTGAATAACTAATAGTTCTTTCCCAACTTCTAAGCTAGAGTTTTGGGGAGGGTTTGGAAGTCTTATGAACTTTGCACTTTTTTCGAAAAGCGTCAATTCCCCTTTTGGTTTTCTCAAGCGTTTTGAGTAAACGAGATCGTCTACGGGGTCCATTAGTATACCTCACCTATTTCTCATCTTTGGCTGTAATAGCCTTATCCCTCTTTTTTCCCATTTTCTTAAAAGTCTTAGCTAAAGCCTTTCTTTTGGGAGTACAAGTTTTCTTAGTCATCGGGGTACAGAAGCCTTCGTGATCAGGGTCTACGGCTTTCTGAATCCACTTATCATCTTTCTTAGCTTTCTTAGCTTTCTTAGCTTCTGTCCTTTTTGGATTATCATCACCATCACCACCATCATCACCGTCATCATCAGGTTCAGGATCTCCAGCCCGTGGGAACCCCCCAGAGGACATCCTATCTTCTGGACTCTCATGGGCTAGACTTCCCCTCTTTGGTCTATGGGGTCTGCTGGACTGTCCACTAGTAGTTTCTTTTACTTTACGCTTCTTTGATGCATTAACAGAAGGCTTATCGTCACCGTCACCGTCACCATCACCACCATCACCACCATCACCACCATCACCACCGTCACCGTCATCAACGGGATCAAGCCCAGCCTTAGCTCTTACATCATCCCTCTCTTTTTTAGCTTTTTCTTTTGCAGCATCCTTCATGTGCTGTGGGATTTTATCGTAGTCTTTATTAAGACCGTATGCATCAGCCTCCTTCACACCCTTTTTCTTCTTAGATTCCATTGTATCTCCGAAATCAAGTTCAGCTTCCTCCTCGTCCTTATCGGTAGTTAGAACTTTTTGCCTAGCATCTCTAG